CGGCTAGCGCCGCCCACGGCTAGCGCCGCCCACGGCTAGCGCCGCCCACGGCTAGCGCCGCCCATAAACGGGTTGCTTCATCACCACGCTTTGCGTGGTGCTCTCGCGGCCAATGAGCTGGACTGGCTCTTCGTAGTGAATCCAATAGCCCAACGCATCGCTGAAGTGAGTGCGCTTCGCGTAGGGGTCCTTGAGGTTGTACACCTTCTTGATTCCGCCCCTCGCGTCGCGCAGTACCTGCTCCATGTCCGCGATCGTTTCCACGCAGCGGGGGTCCACCTCGAGGCGGATTTCCGCGTCCTCGTCCCGGCATACGCGGTTCACTGCGTTGATCCGGTCCGGAATCGGCGGATTGCTTTCTGGCACCTTCAAGAGGACCGGCACGCCATACTGCCGCATAGCGTTCAGGATTAGGGTATAATCCGACTTGCCGGTTTGCCTCGATCGGCCGCGGCTCGTGGCGTCGCCGAAGATCCACACTTCGGCCTGGTGCCTCGGATGCGCCTGGTAAAACAGATCCACCATTTCGCTGATGGCGGCGCCCGACTCAATGACCAATTCACGATGGAGGCGGAAAAGCGTCTTCCCGCTCGCTAAACGCTCGCGCTGCCCAATGAGGGAGACCATCGGCTCCACGTTGAAGTCCCACATCCACGCGATGGGCCGCCGCGGCACGATTTCCGGCTGGAGGCGGACATTCAAGAGCCGCTGGAACGCCGGATACGCTCGCGCTCCCGCGAGGCCAGGGAGCCATTCACCATTAAGGCGAATCCTTCGCTCCGTGGAACCCTCCGGGTACAGGGCTTCGAGCTTTTCAATTTCACTGATTGGTATTGCCGGATTGTCGTAAATTGAGGCGCCATAAAGGCCGATGTTCCGAAGCGTGCCATCGAGGTAGGGTTGAATGATCTTTCCGAACATCCAAGAAACGCCACCCACCTGCCCGACGGGAGGTAACAGAGTAGCAGTTCCGATCTTGCGGAGGCGGCGGCCGCCCACGCGGATGCTTATTTCGTTGTAGATGTCCTCCGGGTGCTCCTCGTCCATGTGGACCCAATCCTTCTCCGCCCCTTGATACTTGAGGCGCCCTGTTTCGACGGATTTGAATCCAATTATGGAGCCGTTCTTAAGCTTAAGAATTTGGTCGCTTACCCTCCACTCCTCGATCTCCCTTGTGGGAATAAAGGGCGGGTGCGTCGTGCCGGGCGGTACAAACCCGTTATCGAAATACTTCGGCTGGATGATGTCTCTCGATGTCGGGAAATCCAAGGCGGAGACCCAGCCATTCGTTGCCCGATCGCGCACCTGCACGGCGGAGCCGGCGGCTCCGACCCACGGGACATCCGGGCCGAGGTCGCCAAACCTGGCGAGCATGGCGCCGCAGAAGGCGCCCGCGTCCGACTTCCCGGCCCGGTTCGCCGCTATGAGCCAATTCTCGTCCTGGGACGGGACAGACAACCCGGGGCGCGTGCCGCGCTGGCCGAGCACGGCCTCGATGAAGGCCGCCTGTTTGGCGTGCGGCGAGAAGGTCAGGAGGGGATCGTCCGCCCGGCGGCGCGCCAACTCCTCCAGGAGGGTAAGCTCCTCTCGTTGGAGACTTCGCAGCGAGCGTTCCATTACACATCTCCTGGGCCGTTAGGCCCAAGGCTTCGAAGAGAACGTTCCATGGGTCAACTAACCCGGTGCGCAGGACGACCAACCCCAGGACGACCAACCCGGTGCGCCTTCGGCGCGGTGACCAGGCGGCGTTCAAAATTTGAATCCCTCTTGGCCTGCTGCGCAGCAGCAGCGGCAGACAAGTTACAAACCATTTGACCTTCAAATTCGGGGGAGGAGAAAGGTACACGCTCACTGACGTTCGCATGTACCCAGACCGGCGCGCCCGCGCGCGGCGCGGCATGCACCGCAGGGGTGCATCCATCGTGGATACCCCTTCGAGGTGCGACGTTATGCCACATGGTTGACAACAACTCGCTCTGTATACTGGGTGCGCCGCGGACGAGATTCCCCCGCGGTCGGGGTGGCCCGTCGGGGCCATCTTGGCTCTTTCTCATCGTGAAGCCCGTCCCCATGTGCGCGTCCCGCGCACATGCGGCGGGCATTTGGAGTTGACGAACATGGAAAACGTGAAAGTTTCCGCAAAGGTTAAGAAGCTTCCCAACCGGAAGCCGCTCGAGATCACTGTCGCGCTCCCCGTGGATTTGGCGGAGGCGCGGCGCGTGTGGGGTGATGTCCCGGTGTTCGATCAGATGATGAACAGCGTCATCATCGCCATTCAGGCTCGGATGCGGGGTTACATGGCCCTCGGATCGAGCCTGAGGCCGGATACCAAACCCATGAGCGACGCGGACATCGCGGCGAAGTTCCGGGATTGGAAGCCGGGCGAGGGCCGGAAGCCCGCGGACCCCGTGAAGCGTATCAATGCGGTTCACGCCACATTGCGGCGCATGACGGAGACCGAGCGGGCGGCCGCGGGTTTCGCGGGGTGGAAAGACCCCGGTGTGACCCTCGTGCAGGCGAGAACGCCCGCGGCGAAGAAGTCCGAGGCGAAGGGCAACGGACCTCGGGTAAAGTTTGGACCTCGGGTAAAGTAACCGGGGCGGGTGGAGGGACGCGAGTCCCTCCATTCCCCATGTGGAGTACCAAACAATGCGTGACGATTTCCATCGGGCGTGCCGCGCCATCATCGCGGGATACGCCAATCCGTACGCCCGGGCGTACGCAACGGCCGGACTGGCCATGATGGGCAACGAAGCCATCCGGGTCCAAGCCCTATACATCCTGGGCAACCTCAACGGGTGGCGCGGCGATGTGGCCCGCGCCACGAAACGAGACCTGCGGCGCATCGCGGGCCTCCCCAATCGGCGCGGCTGACACCGCGCATCTCACTCACTAGGGGCACCTTAGGGTGCCCCTTTTTCTTGCGGCTGTGCCGCAGATTCGTTCAAATTTTGAATGCTAGATGGCGGCTGCACCGCAGGTGGCGGCTGCGTCGCAGATGGCAATTGTTCAATTGTCAGCGGCGCGCCACCATCCAAAACCGCGGAACGCACGCGCGCCAAGCGCGCCAAGATCTCGGCATCCCCTAGATGTTCCACCGTGATGTGTTGACGCACATCAAGATGTTCCGTGTACCCTGTGAGGCCGGCGAAGACTTTCGTCGCCAAAGCCCACCGCGCGGGGTCTTTGGCCGCCCACTCTACGAGCTGCTCTAAAGAGGGCCGCGCTTGTAGAAGCTGCTCTAAGACATCGCCGAAGGGGGCTCGCGAAAGCTGCTCGACGTGGGAGCGTAGCTCGTGCCGCGCTACTCTGTTGTGGTCCCTAGTAAAACGATACATTCTTGCGACGCTGCTCAAGACGTCTGCTCCTCATTCTTTGTTGGGCTGCTCTATAAAGCTGCTCATCCCTTGAAGTGTATTGCTCCTGTTGCGCTTGCTTAGTGAGCTGCTCCTCAAGGTATTGATCCAACAGGTTGGTCGTGGTTATATACCTATTTCCTGCTCTAAGGATTGGCAACTCCATACTATACACCGAATAGATGGACACTCCCAAATAAGAAGCGATTCTACGGGCGCTGTATAGAATTCTGCTCGACATCTTTCTGCTCAATTAGAATGGCGGTGATCGCCTTATTGTTCAGGTCAAGCGCGCGCCTGAAAGGCGCAGGTAGATTGCCACGTAATACCTCACAGGGATTCCAGGTCAATGGGCCAAACCATTGCTTCTTATGGCGCAAATAGATTTCGCGCATTTTCTCTACTCCATACCAGATGATTACACACAACATCTAACAATTGCCTAATCTTCAGGCACTGTATGTTTGTATGTGTGTATGGGGAGGGGGGGTCTGTGCTTGTGGAACGGCCATTTTGCCCGCGCCCACAAAGAAGGCTTATAATAGCAGTTAGACAAGTATACTAGGTTGTGAGTTATATATTGCTATATGGCATATCATATGCTATCAATGGTGTATTATAAACAGAGGTGATCCCATGGAAGACCTTTCTATGTGGTGCAAGACGTGCCGTATGTGCAACGAAGTAAAGCCTTTCACGGAGTTCTACAAGCATCCGAAGACAGCAGATGGAGTGCAGTCTTATTGTAAGCTGTGCATGAGAAGGTACTATAAGGATAAGTACAAGACAGACTCGGACTTCAAGCTGGCTGCAAACGAACGCGTGAGGACGTGGCGCCGCCGGAACATCGCTACAGATCCACGCTGGCGTCTCTTGCAGTCAATACGTATCAACGCACCTAGGCGTGGGCTCGAGGTTTCTATAGAGCAGGATGATTTGTACATCCCTCGATTCTGCCCTTACCTAGAGATTCCCATATACTTTGATGGTCCACGCGAGATGTGGCCGTCTGTGGATCGTATGGACAACACCAAAGGCTATGTGCCTGGGAACGTCGAGGTTATATCGTACAAGGCGAATCTTATGAAGAGTGATACGCCAAATAGTATGTTGGTGCGCTTCGCTGTGAATGTCCTCAAGAGATTCGCGCCGCACCTGTTGGCTCCTGACAAAATGGACGCCCCATGAGCGAAAGCCGGGGGTAGCATGCACACATACATACGCAATTGCACATTTGCCTAGAGGGCCGTTTGGCCCTCTTTTTTGTACCTGCCTAGGCGCCTGCTTCGCAGCCTGCTTCGCAGGCGGTTTGGTTGCCTCTAAGACCGAGGTCCCAAGGCGGTTGATTTTGGTTGACATCTAAGGGAAATTGTACCATAATGGACATCCTGGTTTATGGTGCTACGCACCATGAACTTAAGGGTTCGTCCCCGCCTACGGCGGGAACCGAGGGGAGCGTAGGTGATAGCGCCTGTGGAGATGCCTGATAGGGCGAGACCCTAACAAGGACAGCAGGATGGGCCGGCGATCTAGCGGTCGCCCTCGACCCGAGGCGAAACCAATCGGACCTCTGACGAGCGTGGGCTTGCGGCTTGTTGTTTCTCATTGTCCATAGGGCTTCGCCCGGGGGACCACCTCTGGGCACGCTGTTGCGGCTCTGCCGCAACAGGTATAGAGACACCACAGGTGGCATGGCTCGCTGCGCACGCCTTCGGCGTGAGCCCATCATGGGCGCAGCCCATGCCACTCATGGTGTCCCTAACCCGACACCAGGGCGCTACGCGCACCCTTTGGAGGTTGACCCATGTGGAAAAAGACAAAGCCGATCGACCGAGACAGCCTACCAAACGCGCCCGCTACGCAGGCTGAGCGTGAAGACATGGCACTTCGGTTCTGTGATGCCTACGCACCCGAAATGCTCTGGCAAGCCGACGTGAAAGACATCACGGCTGAAGGCATACGACTTGGGTACATTGTTCTACTGGAGAATGGCCGCCTTTCCTTAACAAAGGAGGGTTTTGACTACAACGTTGTGAAATCCGCTGAGGTGGCTCGGGACATACCCGGCACCACCAAACACTAAGGTTGGGCGCTTCGCCCCGTGGGGCTTCGCCCCGTGGGGCTTCGCCCCAGTAAGCTTCAAATTTTGAATGGGGAGCCTAGCGGCTCCCCAAAGGAGTACACAATGGCCAACTGGAAAACCTACGATCCAAACCGCTACGACCACAATGAAGTCGATCTAAACCCAACCGGCTACCGAAGGATCGCCGTGCGCCACGCACGCGCCCGAAAGATCCATACGTGCGCCGCCTGCGGAAAGCCCATCGAGCGTGGAAGCCACTACACGATCCACCTTTACATGGACGAGAGCGGCTTCAATGCAGATCGCCTCCACACCATAACGTATGATTGCGCCTTCCCCGATGGGGCCTAGCGGCCCCAAGGACCAGCCAGAAAGGACTACTTCCAATGACCACCTACGTATCACCGCTCGCGACCTGATGGCCGCGAGATCCTTCCAATCGCCTATTTCGAGGGCCTCAACTGCCTTCGATGGCGCCTGGCGGGACCAGCGGCCCCGGAGGGGCCGGCCCCAAAGTTAAATAGGAGAAAGTAGCCATGTCAGAAAACCCATCGCACGCGCTCGACCTCGAGCGCAACGCCTACTACCGGTTCCTCCGCCGCGTCTATGGCATGAAGGCCCTCGAGGCGTGGGACTACGTGACGTCGCACGGCCTGCCGCCAACAGCGGACGAAGTCCGCGCTATCCTCGGTTGGGCAGAAGCCGGGCCTGACGGCCCGGAAGGTCCGGTGGACCCATGATGGGCGCTCCGCGCCCCCTTACATGGAGTACTTCTCATGATTGCCTTCCTTTGCTTCGTCGCCGCCGTCGCCTGTACCGTCACAGGGAACTTCATACCGGCCATCGTCTTCCTGTTGTTCTGCATCTTCCTTACGAAGGAGTAATGGCGCGGAGCGCCATGGCGCGGAGCGCCTGAAAGGAGTGACACCATGGAGCTTAGAGTCCGCATACGCGGAGCCGCGTGGAACCTTGAAGTTGTCCTCGTCCAGGCGGAGTACGAGCACCTGTTCGGTGCAGACGGCTTCGTACACGACCAACTCTTTATTGGTTTCCACGGCTCCTCCGATCAAGGTATCA